ACTGAGCTATATCCCCATTATAACAATACTTATCATTTAAAGTTGGTCGGGGTGGCAGGATTCGAACCTGCGACCTCCTGCTCCCAAAGCAGGCCGTCTAACCGGACTGACGTACACCCCGAAATAACTTATATAAAGTATTACCTTTATTAAAAACTTCTAACACATCAACATGCTGTTCAACAAACGTTTGCGTGAACGCTGAATCATATGTATAGCTATATGTATCATTGTACTTGGTAAAACCATTTACAGAATAGGTTTCTTTTTTGTTTTCTAATACACACAGCTCACCGCTAAAAGATTTGTACCATTCACCCATAATGCTTATTTCATTGATGAGATCATTTACAATATGCTTTGCGGCTGCTCCTGTAAAATTTAAATTTTTGTGATCAGTTCTAGCATCACATATTCCAGTTTCTGTAATACCGTGTATGCTTTTTACTTGATCTGTAAAATTTAATCTAAAACAGTAATATAGTTTTGAATTTGAAAACAAATCATTTATAACATTTATATCTTGAGGATATAACATCAGTAAATGATTTACGTGAAACTTAGCAACAACATCTTCTGTTTTAGCACGTTCAATTAACTGCTTCACTATCAGTGTGATTGGTGTTGTGAGTTCATTATCTTTGTTTCTGTGATCAGTTACAGGCTCATATAAATTTGTTGCACTGTATTGACCAGCTAACAATCTACACAACGAATTGCTTCCGCTCCTAGGTGTAGATATAATTAAATGTAGCATAATACTACTTATCTTTGCAATTGGTACTCCCAGCAGGATTCGAACCTGCGGCCTTGCGCTAATCTGGCGCTAATACCGTGTATAAGACGGCTGCTCTACCGCTGAGCTATGGGAGTATGGTATCAGCAGGTGGGTTCGAACCACCGACCTACACCTTATCAGGGTGTTGCTCTACCTACTGAGCTATGCTGATATACTACAATTTTAGATAACTGTTCAGTTTACTACTCTTTTGCCGACTGATGTAGCAGAATCTACACTGTGCTTTTCCTAGGATCACAGTCATTAAGCCGCAAGCAAGGTTAGTCCTCGGTATGTCGATTCGCCAACGAGCTAAACAGTTATCTAAACTTTGGAGGGACGGGCCAGATTTGAACTGGCGGCTTTAAGGTTTTGCAGACCTTTGCGTTGGGCCACTCCGCCACCGTCCCAAGAAACTGATGCCCGGGTTATTTTACTAGCATACGGGCGGCGCTAGCCGTTTTGTTTTCAATGTCCTTGGCAGAAATGCGCTGTAACATTGGTTCAGCAGACGGGACTGCTTGTTCTGGTGCCGGGTAAAGGAGTCGAACCCTCGACCTTCTCATTACAAGTGAGCTGCTCTACCAACTGAGCTAACCCGGCGTATCTCTTATAGCCACACTCTTTCGAATGTGGGTATTAAAACACACTATACAAATGTGCTTTAATACTCTAGGTTTTTACCACCGGTGTTGTCGCCACCAGCTTCTCATCCCCTAGGCCGCCCACGTTAGTAGCAACTTGTTTAAAGTGTCTTGCAGGACCGCGTTCCCTATTAACACTTGACTAACTATACGCTAACTTTAACTATGTGTCAACATCTTTTTTTGATCTAACACTAAAATAAAAAACCCCCGGTTGCTTCTGCTTCCGGGGGTCTCAATTAACGTAAATTTATGCGTATAGCTAGATTACGTTAAGCCCCCTCATATCGATTGTAAATGCACAACCGTAATGGGTCACCTGCCAATTACTTGGCATGCGGTTCTCTGGTTTTGCTATCGATACTGTTTGCTTTATCATAACCTTATTATACACAACTATAGATTGTTGTCAACCTTTTTTGTTAATTTTATTTATCATCTTGAATTAAAAAGGGTTTTTTAACTGAATATATCCGAGAAAGTTAAGCCAACTACGTCCAAATAACGTTCCCAATACTTCTTTTCAATAGCCCTAATATCATCAGTGAGGAATTCTTTAAGATAAGAATTCCACGTTTCTACATCCTTCCAAATGACTTGGTCTTCGTTATAATATGCATCCTGTCTAGACACAGCGATGTCTACCATCTTACTGTGCATAGAAGTTGCTTGAGACCATTCGGCTTGCTCTTCAGCTGACAACGTTTCGATCCACTTGTCGATGCTGAAATCTCCGCCCTCATCATCTTTAGGCCAGTGTACGTTAATAACTTGCATTAGTCAAACAATTCCTCATTCCATTCACGGTGTCCCTCACGGAAAGCCATGTTAGCTTGCGTTTCACGAACTTCTACGCGGTAGCACCACAGACGTTCAGCCTCTGACTTACCCCACATATCAGGAATATAAACCCCGTTTACGTACTTGTAGATCTGGTCAGCGAGACTTTCGCAACCTAGACGGGGAAGAATGTTCAGCTTTGCTAGACCCTTAGATTCAAGTAGCTTGAACGTTTCAAGCTCAGGATCATCCTCTGCAACAAGCAGTGTGTGATCAAACTGATCTTCTAGAAGGTTCTTCAGTTCCTTAAGACCACCATAGTCAGCAGCCCAGTTGCGAACGTCTAGATCATTAGTACCAAAGAAAAGTTTGATAGAAAAACTGTAGCCGTGAATTAGATTACAGTGACTATCAGCTCTCCATTGGCGATAAGCACATGGGAACTGATCAACATATTCTTTTGTGCTAGTGTACTTGTACAGTACTGGTTCATATTTTGCCATTGTTATTTCTCCTCTAAATAGCAATGACACGCAGAATTTTTAAAGAGGGATGAGCGTCCTAAGTCCTCTACTATTATTTATATAGTACGTAAAGTATACAACATAAATTCGGTATTGTCAAGCAAATGATTTCGTAATCATTTCATTTAAAGTTTGAACACTGCCCAATGCATTCTTTTCTAATTGAGCAAAATTATATTCTGTTATAAATTTTATTTCGTCGTAGTTAGAAGACTGGATTAGTTCTTTAGTAGCGTCAATTACCATTATTAGTCGCTTTCGATCGTTCCGACAAACATCATACATTTCATTACACAGTGTTCCAAATGTCTTATAACCTCTGCTTTTTAAGACTTCCAATAGACCGGGTGTACCTAATATAGTAAACGGATGATGGTTATAAATTGTTTTAAATATTTTTTCTGTCAAGAACGAACCTTGGTTATTATAAAAGAAGGTTTCCGGGACTAGACTAACTTTAGTGTCACTGAATATTTTTTCGTGATCATACGGGTACCCAGGACAATGATTAATAAATTCTTCTTTCTTAGTTATAGGACTGTTGCGTTTAAAATAAAAATATCTAACGTTATCAATTGATCCGTGATGCTGTAACAGCATGTTAGCGATTGTTTCTTTATCAACCTGTTTTTTAAACCAACTTTGATATTCCTGTGCAGTATCCTCGGCTAACGAGTCTATATCATCTTTGTCAATTAAGCAGCCTGTTACTGCACGATCTAGTAGGTTACTTTGCCATAGTTCACACATAGCAATTATTCTAACCAGTTTACTTACTTTACCGTACTGGTATCTTAGTAGTTTAGGTGCAGCACTATTGAACGACTTGTTGCACCCACAACCTAACACTTGATGAAAAAAGAATGTTTGTAACTCGTAGTAGTCTATTAAAATTATTTGTTGGTCAGACAAACCAATTCCTTTACCAACCTTTGAAAAGCATTGGTTGTATTGATATAGATTACCAATCAGAATAATGTCTTTTAGTGGAATGTTGTAATGATTGATACAACTTTTTATAAAATCTATTTCTGCATCAATTACTGCTTCACTGTGTGCATTTCCATAATTTAATACAGATTCATTTGCGTAATAAAGAACTACTTTATCACCAGCAGAGTATGTTCCTCGACTAAAAGCTATTGACCTACCTTTTAGCCAAGGAACACTCTTAGACTCTAGCTGATTTGCTTCATTTAAAAATAAAAAATTTAAAGGAATGTTTGCAGTATAATAGTCACTATTTAGAAACCAATCCAAACTTTGATTAAATCTAGGATCCAAACCACCGTTTATTGATTTAACATTAGAATCTAACATTATATACTGCTCATAGTAAAGTTATTTGCACCAGCTTTGTTTAGCGTCGCCGTAATATTCGCGAGCAAAGCCATTCTTAATTAGCAGTGCGCGAAGACTCATACCATCTAGTATAATATCACCTAGAACACGACCACCAAACTTATCCCAGCTGTAAAGAACAACCTGATGCTTTTTAGTAGCTTTGATCACATCTTTAGTGAAGATAGAAGCCTGCTCGCCTCGTTGCTTTTCGCTTTCGCACTGACCGCGAAAGCCCTTTTCAGGAGTATCTACACCAAATACTCTAACAGCAAGTTCTGGCTTTAATGGAGCCGGAAGATAAGGTGCTGCGATTACTACAGTGTCTCCGTCGGTTGCTCGGATAATTTGAGCGTCATAGGTTACACCAACTGGTGTCTTTTGTGCTAGTGCCGGTGTTGCTGATACTAGTAATGCTGCTACCAGCATAAATTGCTTAATCATGAAAAATCTCCTGTGTTGATTATAGTAGTATTTATTTCAACACAGGAGATCTCATTAATGTGAACGTCTGTAAAAAATGTGGTTACCTATGCGTATGGTCTTTTTAAATGTTCTAGACCAACTAGGCTGCACATAGACTGCGTGGAAGAATAGCGCACCATAGGTGGGGTCAAAAATCTTACCCGCCATGGCCTGTTTGGCTATTCTTAGGCTCTCCCTCCAGCTGTCTGAATGCTGTTTAGGTTGAGCTTTTCTAGCACACACCCAACTAAATTGGCAGACTCCTCTGCTTTTCTGATACACTACGTTACATACTGAATCAGGAAAGTGTGAGCTGTTCGCTCTGTTAAGTGTGACGTGCGCTACGGCTGCTTTGCCTTTCGCACTTTCTGCACCAGCTTCATGGTAAATGTTTGTAGCTAAACACATTAGCTGTTTGTTGTTTACCTGAGGCTCTTGTTGTTTTAGCAGCAAGGCCCTTGTTGGTACAGGTGTGTATAATGCACGTGATTCTTCAATCTTGTCTATGTGTTGTTGAGTAAAGCTACTAGAGCTCTCCTCTGCTAACGCATTAGTTGACGCAAATAAAACTCCGATAGTTAAAGCTACGACAACATTTCTAATGGTTAGACTAATGCCTTGTTTAAGGGACATTACTCCTCCTCCTTATTAATGTTTGTTTTTGCCTTACTTAAAGAATATCAATGCCATCAATATTGATTGTCCAATAAAACCAAAACCAATGATATTCAACGCTACGAAATTTCTTTCCAAGATAGACTTGACATAGAAAAGTCCTAACGCTGCCCAAAGAATAATAACCATGTCAATGGGCGGTGTGTTGTCTGTAAGTCCTGTCATCAGCCCAAGTAAGGAAGGAACTGTGACAGCATGTAGCGCAATTAGAGCAGTCCAACCGATACTATCGATAGAAACTTTTCTAATGCTGTTCTTAAACTCAACTGCACACTTGTTAAAAAAGTTTTTCATTTTGAGTTTGAGAATTTCTGTGTTCATGTTGTTTGTTTACCTTTGTAAAAAATATGCTGTCCAATTTTTGTGATCTTTTTATAACCCCAATTTGGATTCACATAATCTGCATGATAAAACAATGCTTGATCCAGAGACTCTAATCTAAAGTTCTCTAGTAGAACCATCTTAGCTACACGATAACTTTCGTCATATAGCTCTCGATTTACCGGGCGGTTCCTATGTGTTGAATCGCAGTACCAGCTAAACTGGCATACAACCCTTCCGGTGAAACTGTTCTTTTGGTACACTACATCACAAACCTCACTAGGGAAATCTGGGTTCTGCGTACGGTTCATTGTAACTTGTGCTACAGCAACCTTGCCTTCAAAAGGTTCGTTTCCTGCTTCTCTATAAATGTTAATAGCTAGGCAGTTTAGATCCTTTTTAACCTGTTCGGCAGATGCTGTGTTCATTCCAGTTTTAGGATCGGTGTGCTTAAACTTGTATGTGGTTACTGCGGAAGTAAGCAAGCCTACAACTACTACACCGGCTACAAGATTAGCCCATTTCATCGACTTTTCTATCATATATTCCTCCTTTTGGGCAAAGCCCTCGGTTGGTAACAAGACGTCCTTCGACAACTTTACATTGTCGTTACATTATATAACACTAAAACGGAAATGTCAAGTTTATGTGTTTTTGGGCATCCGTTAAGCTAGCTTAATGGATGAAGTTGCTTCTGTGTACGCCTTAGCAATTTCGCTGTCTGTTGGCGCATAAGCTATTACCGTGTGTTTATTTAGCTTTGTAACCTCTGGCTGCGTAGTCATCATCCAGGGCACAATACCCATTCCTTGCTGTCCCATAGCTAAGGTGCAGGGTTTACGTACATGAATTTCTGTGTCTGTTTCGGAAACGAATCTTCCGAGTACTTCTTCACCAGTAAGAAGTTTAATACTAACGATATCGCCTTGATCTAGTGGCTTTTGAATTAACATGTGTTTGCCTTTTTCTATATTTTATTTAATGTTTTTGAACTTGTTTTAAAGAGGTTCTAGGTGCTATTACATGCAGCTTGCCTTGTTTTTAACACGCTTTATCGTCGGGCATTAAAAATACACCATTTTCTTACTATTTTTTAGTGATTGCATTAAATAATAGCACGGACAGAATATGTTCAGTCTAACAAATAATGTTTTTTGCGTCCCTCTTAGTATACGCTATATAGTAGCTGAGTGCTGCAACTAGACTGTCCTAGAATAAAAAAAGTTTTGGTAGGCGCCTACCAAATACTTTTACAGAACTAACACTTCCTCTCGGAAGTTTCCATCTAGCAAATCTTGCATGATTTGCAGTCTGTTACCGCTCCCTCTACTTCCGTGTACATGCACAGCGGCAGCATCTCTAATATCAATTCTATTAAACTCTGTGTTCGCTTGATGTAGCGGAGTGTCTCTGAGCATCTGGAATGCTAGGTCTGGTCTATAAAACAGTTGTGGCGCTACGTTTTGACTCCACAGCATTTGATTGTAAATGACTTGCTCACTGTCCCAACGATCTGGGTTCCAGTTGTCGAGCATAGTAAATCCTACGTCCCAAGTTTCTTGCTTCATAGTATGCGGATAATATCTAATTCCGCAGTTAAAGAAACGCTCAAAGTTTAAACCGTAATGGTCGTCAAATGTTTGAGGAGGATCAGTGAAGTTGAACATAGCAAAGAAATCGTATTGGTTAAAATACATAGCCTTCTGCAAGAATACAACATCTAAGTCACAGTAAAGAATATTACATTCTTCGTTCTGCCAAAGATCGTAAATCTCTTTGAAGTGAATCTTAAAGACTTCACGAATATTTTCTGCTTCGCCTCGATGAATAACAACTTCATCTAGATTAACCAAATTATCCTTGGCTGAATCAATTAGCAGTGTTTCCATTGCATTGTAATTTTCAACAAGATTGTGTTCGTGTGTTCTATCATCGTACCACTTAGTGTGGTCAACAATCTTATAATTTTTTGCCACTAGATAGTTTTTCATAATCTTCTCAAAAGAATAGGTTTTCGTTACCTTTACAGAATACCCAGCTTGGATTAGTCCCGTTAGTAACAGCAAACTGAAGATTCTTTTCCGTAGCAAAGTCAGTTACTGCTTGGATAACACCAAACTTCTCAATATGGCTTCCTTCAATAAAATCGTCACCGCATAGAATGCCGCCCGGGCGGACCTTTTCATACCATGCACGAATATCTGCTAGAACAGGTTCATACTTGTGGTCAGCATCAACGTAAACTACATCAAGGCTGTTGTCTTCAAATGTGTTAACTACATTGCAGCTCATGTCTCGTAGAAGAACGCTTCTACCTTCTGGTAGCATCTTGCTAACTCGTTCAGCGGCTCTTGCTGCTAGGTTATCTAGATTCTGTTGATTTGCAAATTCGTTTTGATCTGGCTTATCAGTGTAGCCTTCGTAAAGTGCAAAAGGATCTACAGCGTAAAACTTAGCTGGGTTCAACTTATTACACATTACTTGTGCAAAGTCGCCGCGCCAAGTACCAATCTCGATAGCAGTTTCAACTGAACCAAGATGCTGCTTAATCTTATCCATTAGTGTGTGACGGGTATAACCTAAATGTACTGGTGTTGACATAAAATAAATTCCTAACTTATTCCGTTATTTAATAGCTAAAATAGATCTCGCAAACTATTATTGGCTTCAGCATCTCCCCATCTCAACAAGAACATGCTCATATCTGCACGATTGCGAAACTTAAAAGTATCGAAACTTGTTCGCGTTCCAATACCAGTTTGTTTGCACCATTCATGAATGGGATCAATGTCACTTTCGTTGAGACCAACAATAATATCTCTAGTTAGTCTAGCACTGTGAAAATTATTAACACCGGCAGTTAGTGTAAACGGTGTTGCTTCGACCCAAACAATTTTTTTAGGCATAGGACTTGACCCATTGCAGTTTAAAAAATGATGCTTCGGATGGATCTTCAAACCAATAGTGGCTAGTACCTGATCTAGAAAATGCGCTAGTGCAGTTGTTAATCATCCACCAAACACGCTGAGTCGGTAAGTTTTCATCATCGTATCCTGAACTAATGTAAGTCCAGCCCATCATGTCTAAACACATTTCATAATGCTGACGCTGCTCTAATGTGAGACCAGAGGTTCGTGTGTCCATTTCTTGCATAACACGCATAAGTACAGCTTCATTAAATCTCTGATCGTTTTGATAGAGAAACTCATAGCTAAGACTTAGCGTATAAATTTTTACAGTGTCTGCACAGGGCACAGCATAATTGATTCTCTTAGGCATCATGACATAGTCTCTAATATCTCTAGTGCATCACGGGCCCATTGCACATCGGGCTCATCGATCCAGCCACCGTCATTTACCATAACATCACGATAAAAACAACGCTGCATCCATACCCACTTACCAGTTATAGTTTTATGAGGTAATATTGCAAAAGCTGGTTTCCAGTAGCTTCTAGCATAGACATGCAGATATTCTGCCACACTGTTAGCCCCACCTCAACACAAACATTGCTAGGTCTTCTTTACATTCAAATGTAAGCACCATACCTTCGTGTTTATAACGGGCAGCGATTCCTGTATCATCCAACCATTCCGCAATGCTGTCAACATTTTCCATCCACCAAGTGGCTTTCTTGATGATGGCGTAGTTACCTATACCTTCGAGGTCTCCTACAAGAAAGTTTCCTGCATCGTTGCCTAGTGTAACTACGCCCATTTTATTAGTTAGCCTGTTGGGCATGATCATAGAGTGCGCGGCTTGCAAGATTCTTAGCCTTGCTCTCGCACATGATGTCAAACTCATCACGGAAGGTTAATGCCCAATCATTGACCGCACGGTTCCAGTAGTAGTCACTGTGTGCGCGAAGTTTTGCTTTCTTGTAGCCCTGCGCTAGCAGTGTGTCAAGATCGGGTCGAGTGTCCCCACAGTGCTGCGGTAACAGTTCTTCACGGGAAACTGAGTAATGAATAACAGGGCGAACGCCCCGCCAACTATCAATAACCCTTTTAACACGGTCGTCATTAGCTTCAATGTATTCTCCATTTCTAATCCATTGGTGATGGATGTCTAGCACCAGCGCACAATCCTTAGCTAGTGCTAGGCTCGAATTGAGACCCCAGGACATTTCGTCGTTTTCGATTGTGAGGGTGTTTCTTGCTTCGGTGCTGAGTCTTGGGATAACTCGCTTGATACCTTCGGGGCCTTGGCGACCCGCGATGTGGACGTTAATTTTAAAGTCCTGAAAAGACCTTCCGTAGCCCATCCAACGTGCCATGTCTGCATGATATTCAAACTCCTCTATACTTCGGTTAACGATTTCTGGATTGACACTGGCGAGGACGCAAAATTGTCCGGGGTGGAAACTAAGTCGGACCCCTGTCCTACGAGCAAGCTCACCAATAGCTGCAAAGCGAGGTACCATAGCATCAATGACGTCCATACGATGCCAAAAATAAGACCAACTAGGCTCAGTATAAACGGGAAGGATATCACTGCCAAGACGCACCATGCGAAGATCTTCAGGTAACGTGGAAACATATTCAACTAATCTCCTTGCCGATTCAGTGTTGTGTAGCATAATTTCCCACAGGCGTTCTTCGGCGACTTCCCGTGTTTGTCTATTTAACCATGCTACAGTGGTTGCTTTGGTGTTTAGCGGCCGCTGCAATTCTTCTAGAATTCGCTTAGGTTGTGTCTGATCCGGGTGCATGTACTTACATGCAAAACCAATGCGTTTAATCACGGGTACCTCTCATAAGTTCTGCTGCTTTCTGTGCAGCGGCGTTGACATCATGCTTTACAAACATATTAACATCTAATGCAGGTTTAGTCAAACTTGCACTAGCATGTAATACTGTAGATACTAATTCTTGTAGAGACTCTGCTGAAAGATCAATACTTTCTGGGTCGATAGCAACAGGATTGCCTTCATTATCCAAAAAGACCCGTCTAATTTGCACAATATCTTCTGCAAAAACTATGACTCTGAGCTCGTAATTCATACTCATAGTATAGCAGAATTAATTTTAAAGTCAAGTGGTTTTTGATAAATATGTTTATACAATTTATCCAATTTGGAGATTTCAATGGCTGCTGTCAAAAAATACAATTTAGCTGGTTTAAATGCTAACGTCGAACTAGGTAAGCAAGGTTCTTATATCTCAGGAAACGCAAGTGCAATTGGCTTTTATACCAGTGCTGGTGCGCTACAAAAGATTGCAATCGCTAACGCTACTGTTGGGTCAGAAGCTGTCACTAAAGCACAGTTAGATGCACTTGCTAGTGACCTTGTTCAGCACATTACACTTGATGTTGATTACAACTCAGGTAGTGCTAACCTAGCAACTATTGCTGCTGGTAGCAGAATCCTAAGCGTCACTGTAGACATTCCAGGTGCTTGGGGCGGTACAGGCGACAACACTACTACATTTATTGAAGTTGGTGACAGTAACAATGGTAGCAGATTTATCCGCGCCCAAGATGTTGATGTACTAAAAGTAGGCCAGTATCATAGCCAATACCAGTACGAATACGCTAGTGCTGGTACACTAACATATAGTGTAACACAAGGCAGTGCTACAAGCGGAACAGCTACAATCAGTGTTGTATTAGCTGCCGATAACTTAACTGTAACAGATTACGGTTCAATTAACCAAGCACAGAATAGCAATCCTGATCTAGGCAACATCACACTGTAATAGGAGACTAATGTGGTAGACTCAGTAAAGAACTATGGTATAACCGGCGTTAGCTCAACTGTTGAGTTAGGTAAGCAAGGTCCTAAAATCGACGGTAGCAATGCTAGTGTGATCAGCTTCAAAGACAAAAACGATGCACTTACAGTAGTTGCAGTAGCTGAAGGTACTGACCCAGAACATGCTGTAGCACTCAGTCAGTTAGGAAGTGCTAGTTTAGGTAAGTTATCTTATCTAACTGCACAAGTATCATATGACAGCGGTACTGTTGCATTAGGTAATGCTTCAGCTGACACTTATATCCATAGTGTTGTAGTAGAAAAGACAGCTGGTAACTGGACTGGTGCAGACTCTAGTACTGAAATCACAGTAGGCGACAGCGGCGATAATGCTAGACTGTTTTCGGGGTTTGATCCATCAGTTCAAAACACTAGCGAAGTAGATCACGTTTACGCATCTGCAACAACCATTAACGCTTATGTTACACAGGGCGGTGCAAGTGCAGGCACTGCAACAGTAACAATTTGGTATTCAGGAACTATCCTCTAATGAAAATTATTGACATCATCGAAGGCAAATCTGAGAATCGCGATCTTTGGGATCGCATTAAGTCTAAGGGTGTAGTACCCAGCATTGATCGCGAACGCTATACTGACATGTCAGATCAAGGACTTGAAGGTCCATTCCGTATGAAGAACGGTCAAGTGTTGTATTACGATCCAAAAGAAGGCAAGTACTACAATCGCGACACTGATATGTATGTTGACTACGATGAATACAAGAAGATGGACGAGCAAGGTGTAGCGGAAGGTGACAAGCGTCCTGGATATGTAGTTAAGGCTAGCGATAAGCCTAAGAAGGTGAAGCCTAGCACAGGTGCTAGCAGCCCTCATCCATATCAAGGCAAGCTAGTAGGCGAAGCAGACGTAAGCAACACAGACTATCAATGGACACATGGTAAGAAGCCCGGTGGTCATGGTAGTTGGTTCTTTGTTGCACATCGCGGCGGGATCAACTTCAATAAAGATGTCGAAGGCGAAGACTACATTCAACTGCACGGTATGAGCTATGGCGAAGCTAAAAAAGCTGCTGTTAAGTGGGCTAAGTCAAAAGGCCACACTAGCTTATTCGTTGCTGCCTAACTCTTTTTAAATTATTTTGAGTCACATGCTTGTGTAAATACAAGCATAGGATACCGTGCCGGAACAACAGTGTGACTCAAATGTTTAAAGTATTTAAAAATCCTCTTATCGAAGCTAACGGCTTCACCCAAGATTATCTAGAAAAAATCAAAGATAAAAAGCCACGCTCTTGGCTAAAGCACTGGGAACATCAACAGTTTACGCCCGATCACTTCTTTAACAGTGAAGTACTAAAACCCACAGTAGACAAATCGTCAACTGACAATTACATTTACCCAATTTTCTTTGACCCTGTTATCTCATCAATAAAAGAAGATGTACGCTTAGAATTTTTTGATATTCCTACAAAAGTCATTAAAGATATTGACAGCGGAAAGTGCAAATTATATATTGATCATAGCTCTGAGGGATATGACGTTACATACCATATGAAAGGGTTTGACGATCTCACCCATGATATGATATGCAACACTTCAGAAATACATGGAATTGATCCTAAAAATATTTTCCTAGGTTCAGCAAACTTAAAGTGTTATACTAATGTTCCTTACAACATTACTATTCTTAACGGGCCAATGTTTTGGAACGAAGCCGAACAGTCAGAAGAATGGTGGCAAAATCTTAGACTAATCAAAAGTCGCACTCGCCGACCTAAAAAGCTACTGTCATTAACTAGAACTGTAAGACAGCATAGATTACAATTTGCTAGAGAATTATACGTAAGGCAACTACTTGCTGAAAACATTTATACTATGCCAGTTGTTAATGATTATATTATTGAGAATCATAAATTCATCCATAAGCCTATTCCAGATAGTTTATTCAAGACACTACCATGGTATTATGATATTAGAACTATCAACGACATTAACCCAGTCAATCACTCGCTTCCTTCTAGCAGAAGGTTTTATCAAGAAGGATATGTTAGCTTTGTGCTAGAAACATTTTTCTGCTATAGTGATTATAACTTAGTTGATACGCCTCTAGAATACGAACTAGACATTAGCGAAAAGGTTATGAAACCTATTGCTATGCTGCATCCTTTTATTGTAATGGGACAGCCTGGTATTTTGAAGCACCTACGTAGTATGGGGTTCAAAACTTTCCACGGTTGGTGGGATGAAAGCTATGATGATATTCTAGATCCTAACGAGCGGTTCAATGCATTACTAAAGCTCTATGAGGAAATAAACAGCTACTCACATAAAACACTTGCTGACATGATGTACGAGATGGCTGATATATTAATGCACAATTTTAATCTGTATTCATCACTAAAAGAAAATGAAAACTACACAAATGGCTTTATTCAAGAGTTAAACAATAGTTTTAAATAAATAGTGTGTACTTTAGTAATAAAGTCTACATAGGAGTAACACACTAATGGCAAAGCAGATTAAGAGTGGCGGTAACGCAAAGACTGTATTAAACGCAAACAGCGTAAAAGGCACAAGCATCGGACGTGGTCGCATTAAGACCAGTAGCATGAACAAGCATAAACGCCGTGGGTACAAAAAGTATAGAGGCCAGGGCAAGTAACTTTTGATAAATAGCTGTAATAAGCACAAAAGGATGCCCAATGAAAATTACAGAACTAGGCACTAGTGATAAGCGTCATGCATCTATCCAAGATGCAGGAGACTATACTCCTGATAGCATACAAGTACTTGTACACGGAGTAGGCGTTTATTCTCTTAGCGCCCTTAAGAACAGACTTAAGAAGCGACTACAAGACTTCATCGATGCTATCGACGGTAATTCAGAATACGTAGAGCGAGTTCTCACTGATAAAAGTTGGGATGCTTTTATGAGTATGCTTAAAGGCTACAACGAAGTATTAGCTGATCTCAATACTCCACAGATGAAGCGCAAGCGCACACTAGCACTAAGACGTTCACCAACTGAAAGTTATGATAGTGTTGTTGCTGCGCTTCGTCATGTTAAGGAAGGTGTTCCTTTTACAGAAAGCATGTTCCGTTACGGTAGCGATGCATACTTTGAAACTATTAATATTGGTCGTCACTTAGCATCACTAGTAGAAAACTTAGATTGGGAAAGTGCAGACTTATTTGCTAGCAATATTGGCGAAAGCGTAAAGCTAAAGGGTGTCGGTGAAGTATACTTAGACGCACCTTTTATGGAAGACGACTTAGACGAAGCTGAATACCAAGGCAAAGAAGTTGAGCTAAACAAGCCTAAGCGCGGCGGCAGCAAAAAGTATTACGTATATACAAAGAATCCAAAGACCGGTAAAGTAAAGAAGATCAGCTTTGGTGACGTAACAGGGTTACGTACTAAGAGCGGTAATAAGGATCGCGCTAGAAACTTTGCTGCCCGTCACAACTGTGAAAAGAAAAACGACCGCACTAAGGCAGGATATTGGGCTTGCCGCTTGCCTCGATACGGCCTAGTCAAAGGCGGCAAGTGGTGGTAATAGGTTATGCGAGATACTCCATATACCGACAGAAGAATTAATGAAGAATCATTCTTACGTGAGTTTTCAGAACTTACAGAGGATGAAGAATTGGTCTGGCACAGAGACCGCAAAGACAGATATGTTACAGTAGTAGAAGGCGCAGGCTGGCAGCTACAGTTCGACAACAGATTACCTGTTCCTTTACAAGTAGGTGAGACTGTGTTTATTCCAAAGAACACATATCATAGATTACACAAGGGTTCGTCTAAACTCGCTGTCGAGATTAGCGAATTCGTTGCCCCGAAGAAAATCTATAATACACCAGACGACTACATCAAAGCTCGTAATCATAGGTTTGACAATATGTGGAGTAGGCCTGTTCGTGTTAAATCTAAAAAGAACAAATCTAAGTCTAAATAGTACTCCTACTTGGGGCATACCGTTAGATCTTGAATACATTCCTAACAAGGACTGCATGAAGCATTTTGATCAAAACGGTTACGATCTTACACCACTAGAACAAGAATACGCTAAGGTTAACCTCACTGAAACAGAGAGCGTTCGCTGGCGCACAGCTATCAAAAAGAATTGGTTTACATCTGACGCTATTAGTGGCGTTCATTTAAATCATGCAGACTTATACGAGCGTAAAGGCTATCATGGCTATGCTCTAGAGCAGATTGGCTGCTACGCAGAAAATGTGCCTACTATATACAAGCTGATGCATATGAAGCCGAAATGGGGCATAGACATCAGTATAGACTATGTTGACCAAGCTAAAGCATTTGAAGTGTTTCACTACGAGTGGGATGATTTTAATCATTCTACTGTTACCGAGAAACAACAACTGATAGAAGAACTAGTATTAAATATTGATTGGGAGCATCTTGCTAAAGTCTTTTGGGATAAAAGAGATCAGTGGATGCATTTAGACTTTGATGGTCAGACACGTTTTAAAACTGACTTTTTGGGGTTAGAGCCAGAGAGATTTAAGCTAGTAGCATGGACTATATAAAACTTATACATTCAGATATAGATAACGAGCGTCTCGCTAAGGAGATGTTTGATCTAATCAAGCACTTTAATTTAGAGCAACATCCTCAAATCAGCATTACTAGCCTCGCCGGGGAAAACAATTGGATCAACAGCACCGGAAAACGGCACCTTCTCAAGTATCCAGAACGATATTTTAATAAAGTCAACGAATATCTACAAGGTAGCTACATCGAACAATGCATTAATCGTTACCCCGATTATTATCGTTGGAGAATCATGAAGGTAATTCCTCGAGCAACATACAGTATTCATGACGACGGATTACCGTTTAGACAAAATATTAGGCTGCATATACCTATTATAACCAATCCACAATCATTCTTAACTTTCTATGATTTAAAACCGCAAGATGATACTACTGTTACTGTGTATCATGCTAATCTTAAAGTAGGCCATTCATATGAAGTTAACACTACAGGACTACATACTGCTGTCAACTACGGTACTGAAGATAGATACCATATGGTTGGTGTAAAGTATATCAAAGAACAAGTAAGAGGCCCAAAATGAAAATAGCAGTTACAGGACACACTAGGGGAATTGGTAAAGCTATTGCTGAGCTATACTACACTGACGAAGTGTTAGGATTTAGTAAAAGCAACGGATATGATTTAACAGATATTGCTGCAATTGATAGGATTGTTGCTGAATCGCTAGACTGCGATGTATTTGTAAACAATGCGTACAACGGTACAGCGCAAACAACTATATTTGAAAAACTATTAGACCACTGGAATTTAGATTCTTCAAAAACTATTGTTAATATGAATAGCAGAACTATTTACAATGGACCTAATCAGCGCCAGTATACCTCAGACAAAAAGCTACTAAGGTCTAGTGCTGTTAATGCAATTCGTGATGTTAATAGAAAATGTCGAGTAATCAACATTAATCCTGGTTACATTAAAACAGATATGACACAAAATGTGCATCATAAATTTAATATGCTGACACCCGAGCAATTAGCAAGTATGGTTAAATGGTGTTTAGACCAACCCCAAGGTATTGAGGTTGGTGAATTAAGCGTTTGGTGTACTACGCTGGACTAGAGCAACTGCACTTAGCTTCGTAATCGCTAATTGCTGCTTTAATAGCATCTTCTGCTAAAATACTGCAATGTATCTTAACTGGGGGCAGTGCTAGTTCTTCGGCTATCTGAGTATTTTTAATCTGGCTAGCCTCTTTAATACTTTTTCCTTTGACCCATTCCGTAACCAACGAACTACTCGCGATTGCCGAACCACATCCATATGTCTTAAAGCGGGCATCTTGAATAATTCCATTTTCGTCTACTTTGATTTGAAGCTTCATAACATCACCGCAAGCCGGTGCTCCAACCATACCTGTTCCCACTGACGGATCGCCCTTCTCAAAACTACCAACATTTCGGGGATTTTCGTAGTGGTCAATGACTTGATTTGAGTAAGCCATAACCATCCTTTCTAAAGTGATACAAATATTTATCACTATGATAAATACTAATATGAACAAAGTCGTTATATATCCTGGTAGATTTCAGCCTATGCTGAGTCACCATGCTGAAGTATTTAAACAGCTTCAATCACAGTTTCCTGATGCTGAAGTGTATGTTGGTACTAGCGATAAAGTAGAGCTACCTAAAAGCCCTTTTAACTTTAAGGAAAAACAGCTAATTGCTGCTGCACACGGTATCCCGGCTGATCGTGTACTAGCAGTAACTCGTCCTTATAATCAGGAAGATTACGCAAAATACTTTAACCCAGCAGAAACAGTGATTATTTTTGCGGTTGGCGAAAAAGATTTAGATCGCTTTCCATTCAATAACACAGACCCAAAAACAGGTTTAGATATGACCGTTAAGGGCGAACCAAAACCCAAGTACTACCAGAAGATAAATACACTACAAGCAGATCCAAAGCCAATGAGTGAGCGTGGGTATATTACCCTTGCTCCTACTATTAAAATTGGTGATGAAGTTGCTAGTGCTAGTGCGTTTAGAGATGCGCTAAAAGCTGCACCAGATGCAGAAACAGCAAAGCAGATTTATACTAAGCAGTTTGGTACATATAACGAAAAAGTTTTCAACTTAATTTATAACAAAATAGCGAGTGCAAATATGAGCGAACAAATTAACATCCTAAGAAAGCTAGCAGGTCTTACTGTTGCAGAAGCAGCGCCTGTAGAATTTAGTGGCGCTGATGCAAAGGCAGCAAAGTTTTTACCACCTAGCACTTCAAGTGCAAAGATGAGTATTGCTAACCGTTTTCCAAAGGGTGCAGATGTAAACGATCCTAAGGTTAAGCAAGAGCAGTTTATTCAAGCATTGCTACGCTCACCAGAAGCACTAATTGCAGAGTTCAGCGAAAGACTAGATCCTAAAGACGACAACAGCCTAGCAGTTGGTCAGAAGCTAAGTGATATTGTTCAGCTTATGAACCAAAATGATACAGGTGTTTCAGGACTTCCAAAGGACCTAAAGCAGTTTGTACTAGATCTAACAGTTAATGCTGTTAAGAATATGGATCTAAGTGCAGGCGATAATAGCCCTGCATACGACGATGGCGAAGATGATTTTGAAAAGGAAAGTGTCGACTTAAGCACCATTCGTAACGACTACGGTATTGAAGAAACAAAGCCAGATTTTCTAGACTTAGATAAAGACGGCGACGAAGAAGAATCAATGAAGAAGGCTGCTAAGGATAAAGTCAAAGAAGGCGATGACGAAGAAGATGAGGAAGATTGGGACGACGAAAGCTGGATTCCAAGTGAGGATGATTTCCAAAAAGAAATTGATCGCGGATACAAAGGTCGTACCACAGAAGAAACTGAGGATGACAGCGATGATGAATGGTACGACAAGGATGGTAATGTAGATCCTAATGGTGCGTTTGATGCTGCTGGTCATTATTACCCAGAGCGCGATGATCGTTACGAAGAAGCAGTTAACCCATACGCTGTCGGAATGGCACAAGCTATGAAGTCAACAGGTGATCGTCCTCCACTTAAGAAGTCAACTATTAAGAAGGGTCATAAGATCGCTAAAGCCGTTGCTAAGAATGAAGCAGTTGAGGAAACCTCAATTAATGCTATGGAAGCTGCACTAGCAGAACTACGTAAACTAGCAGGACTAAGATAATGAACGACTTAGAAAGATTACAAAAGCTAGCTGGCATTCTTAAAGAAGAACCAGAAACTGGTGACGAAGTTGTAAAGACTGTAGTTGGTCACGTAGATGATGAACCAGACATGCTTCGTCAAGAGCTTTACAAGATCGGCAAATATGCTGTAGAGCTACACAAGATGCTAAAGGAAATTCCAAACGGTGATCTTCCACAATGGTGGACTTCTAAGATTGTACGTGCCAGTGATTACATTAGCAGCGCAAAGCACTACTTAGAAGCAGAGCTAAACAATCCAGGTGATGAAGTTGCTGTTAGTGTTGATGTTCAAGACAACACTGACCCAAGCGGCGTTAGCTAATCCAACTAGTATTAAGAACTAATTGTTCTGCATAAACGGGCCAGAAGCGACCAGCTCTTGGCCCGTTATTTTTTGTTCCATCACTCTCACCCGGGATCTTAATCCACAAGTATGCATCACAAAGTGGATGATCAGTGTTTGTAGTAGGTGACTGCCCTATTGCTCGTCCCGGTGGATTGCACCATTCATTACCATATGGCCCGTTACCATTACGGCTAGTATCTACTACAAAGTGATTATACTGTGTGTACTCGCCTACACGTTCTGCCCAGCTAACAGATTCTGCTGTAGTGCGGAAATTGCTTACGTTAACACTAAAACCGCGAACACCGGGAACGCATACAGTGTTTAGTAGTTTACCTGCTTCTTCAGGGCTAAGCCAGTTACTGTGGCCAATGTCAGCATATACAATTGCGTTAGTCTTACTTGTAAGAACAGTTAGTGCTTCGCGCATCAACTTTTGACGCCATTGTGCGTCTGCTGGCTCCATTTGTGTACTGTGAGGAAGTGCATCTGGTTCAAATATAACAATAGGTGCAAGTTCGCCTACACCTAGTGCAAAACTTTCAATAAACTCTAGATAACTATCTGCACTACCTGCTCCGCCTTTGCTGTAGTGGCCCATATCACGGTTAGGAAGATTGTACAGCACAAAAACAGGAAGGCTTGGCAGCGTTCGTCGGAACAATCTTGCCAAGCTCTTCTCTAAATGTTTAACGGGTTTGCCGTTCCTTTGGCCGTACCAGAACGCAACTGGATGCTCAAATATCTTTCTTACTAGAGGATATTTTTCTGCATGGTCCTGTACACGGTCAAAGTTGTTAACATAGAACGGATAGTCCATCCTTATCTCATCGTTTAGCTAGTGCTCGCGATAGTTTTTCATAACGCTTGTTACGCTTATTTATAGCCATCTTTAGTTTCATATCGCTAACTAGGTTAACAAATAGTACACCCTGAAGATGATCGTATTCGTGCAGGAAGCAACGTGCATCAATACCAGTTAGTTCTTCTTCTACTACAGTTACGCCGTCTGTCTTTGTGTATCGTACTTTAATTGTAGCGGGGCGTGTCATTACCATATACAGTAGTGGAAAAGTAAGACAGCCTTCTTCCATACCTACTGAACCCGTAGCTTCTAGAATCTCTGGATTGTAAACGCCGATTAGCCCATGTTGGCTATGCTTCATAACAAACATACGATATGGGTCACCAATTTGTGGTGCTGCTAAACCAATGCCAAAGCGGCGTTCCATAAGTTCAAACATTTCGCTTTCGCGATCAGCCCAAGCAATATCAGTACTAAAAGGATCAACTGTTGCGGGGCTGTTTAAAACAGGATCTTTTGCGTCAACTACGTCTAACATATTTTACCTCAAATAATCTTTCTTGTCTGTTACCTTTGCCCACTCATCTGCATCGGGCAATGGATCTTTCTTTTCAGTGATGTTTTTATTGCTCCAAGCACGGCTAAGATCACTGTTAAGTTCTATCATAAAACGCTGATCGTCGGGAATGTCGCGTTCTGAATAAATTGCGTTTACCGGGCATTCTGGCTCGCATAACGAACAGTCAATGCAAGTGTCAGGATCAATGACCAGCATGTTCTCTCCTTCATAGAAACAATCTACAGGACAAACACTTACACAATCTGTATACTTGCATTTAATACATGCTTCTGTTACAACGTATGCCATTATAGCTTCTCTCCTGGAGCGAATCCGCGGAATCGTAAGAAGCGAGGGAAGCGTAGGCTATAACTACCGTCTTGATTTTGTGTTACAGCATCAGCGCGGACTTCAACAATGTTACCAACACAGCTATCGCGGTGAGTCCAAAACTCATCTCGGTTAGAGTCACTAAAGCCACTCCCAACATTGACAGTAATAGTTCTGTTGTCGTCAACTCCGGAGCAAACAAAAGCGCCAAGTCGTCCCACGTTTCTTCCAGTGCCTTCTTCAACATTTACAACCTCCAATGAAACTTCAATGAAGGGCTTAGACTTCAGCCATGCTGCACTGCGCTTACATTCATAAGGCGCATCCAAGTCCTTAATCATAATACCTTCGTAGCCGTTCTCTACTGCACTCTTGTTGTACATAGCAAATAGCTTACGACCGTCTTCTGTTTCTAAGTCAACCACAGCATGGTCTAGTACAGTAACATTAGGCAGCGCATTCATGTTATTCTGGTACCATTGCTGTAGCCATGCGGTGCGCTCACGCTGCTTTAGATTGTATTTGCCTTGTTGAAAATCTGCAAGAGGAATAACATCAAATAGGTGCAAGACTGCGTCACCAGCCGCTACGTTTTCCTTTCGGTGGACCTGCTTCATTAGGTCCTGGAAGCTGCTGCTCATGATCTCGCCGTCGAACATATAAGGCTTCGTCAAGCCAGCCGCTACTGTTGCGAACTGCTCCTTGATGTGTCCAAAGTTTAGTAGTTCCTTGCCGTTGCGACTGAACTGATCTACTCGCCCATCCGGATAAACTAGTGTTAGTACACGTACTCCATCCAGCTTTACTTCTAGCATCTTTTTGCCACATACCTTGCTTTCATGGTTAGCACTGTCATGACTCAGCTGACATTCAAAAATAGGAATAGCGCCCTTAACAACTTTGTTAATGGTCTTTTCGCTTACACCGCAACGTAGGTCCTTGATAAGGATACGGCGGTACCAATAGTTCCACTGCTCTTGTGTAGCAGTGTTCATCATTGTGTTTACTACGTCACGAGCTGTATTACCGGTGACGTTGCGAGTAGTGAAACCAGTAATAGCGAGAGTAAAACTATCCCAATCCAAACCAGAACCATCTTCATTTGTTTTCTCCGGAATTTGTTTAAGCCCAAATGTAATCATTGGGTCTAGAGCGAACCTACAACCTTCCAAAAACTCTGAGTTGTCTCGATTAGCATCAATAATCTGCTCCTTACTGGTACGCAGATTGTTTGCTTCTAGTTCCTTAATAATTTGCCAAGGGTTAGTCATTTGATACCTTACACATTTAATTTACTTACTATTATAACAACAAAAACTCTGTTTGTCAAGAGCACAAGCTATCAAACAGTCGATTAAATTCGGATATGTTTTTGGGTAGAGAATTAATAATTGTGTGCTTATTATGCTCAATTACCGTAGGATTTGTATTTTGCCATTGTACTAATTCTGCTTGGGTCATCGAACTTAACTTAGCGCATATGTTTTTAATCTCGCCCAACAATAGATACAATCTTTTTTCAGTGTTAGGTTCCAAATCAAAACTTAAATCAAACCAATCCTCATATGTTTTAAGGCCAAGGTTAGTCATTTGCCATGTATTAACACCCGGTGTGCCCCAAACTAATACTGGGACTGAATTTACGATTGGTTTAAAAAGTTTCTCAGTGTTATGTACATGCAAACCTTCTTGATAAGACTCCATGCATACATCAAATACAACTTTAGAATAAACTTCAGGTAAATGCGACATTACCTGATCAAATGGCATTTGATCTGTTAGCGGTGACTCAGTTGACACTTGCATTTCGTCCGCTGCTAGAAAAAAATCTAACATACTATCTTCAACCTCAAACCCAGTATGATCTGATATTTGATTCTTAGAAGTTATTTTAGGATGAGAACATAACGCATTAGATTTTAAAATTTGATCAGTGTTAATAAGATATATTAGCTTTGATCGCCAATATCTAGGTTTGCGATTTAAACAACTAAAAAAGTATTTTTTATCATTGGTACTAGTTACAGTGTGCAAATCTTTAAAAAAGCTATCTAGTGTATTAATATGATATAGATTACGATAGGATGGATATAAACTTTTTTCTATTCCATCACCTGATAAGTAATAAAAATTTGAAAAGTCATAACCATGTTTATTGAAACTAGCGAGAAATCTCTCAAAGTATGGGAAGTCAATATGTGACCCTTCAATAGAGCAATCAAAAATAATTTTTAGATTGCCCTTGTATAAATCGTGCAATAATCGGTTAGAGAAGAAACTTAACGGATCAAAATATGTTACTGAGAGATCTAGATTGCTGTATTCTGGTTCTAGTAAGATGTAGTTTGTGTTAGATGGTATTTTTTCTATGTATAAGTAAAAATATTCATCTATACTATAACTAGCTTCTTTAAAGAATAAATTAGGTCTAATACCTTTGGTAAATATTTGAGGCATTATCGCCCCTTCTTGCTCTCAAATACATAATCGTGTAGTTGTACATTAACGTATTCAGCTAGTCTAGGATACAATGCTTTCCAATCTAAGTTGCGGCGCTTATCTAACTCATCTAAGTGAGAGCGGAAACGATACATTTCATACTTATTTGGTGTTGCGTTAGAAAGCTGCTTTCGGATGCCTTCGAGGTATGAAATATCTCTGTTGAAGGTTTGGTTTCTGCTTTCCAGTGTGCGTAATAATTGGTCAATTTCGGGAACGCAGAAATCACCAAAGATACTTGGATTCATCCACTTAGGATCTTGAATAGTGTTCCAACTGTAGAAAATTGGCTTAGGCTTACCCCAAGGCATAATCTGGTTATCTTCCCACTTAATAATATTATCGTATAGCTTCCACATGGTTGGTGTGGTTAGAGAAGTGATTGTACTATGTACTTGTAGCTTTACCCAACGCTTGTTGTGCAGTAGTAGGAAGTTGCGCTCCCATTGCTCTAGGTCCATACCGTAACGAGCATACTCTGCTTCCGGACCCCAACAATCCATACTAGCAACAACTTGGAAACTCTTTAGCTTCTTATCAGCAATTAAGCGTTCAATCTGATCTAGCTGCTTTTCTAGACGTTCAGTCTTATGCTTAAGGTTACTAAAGATATGCCACTCTAAGTTGGGGCAAGGATTCTTATCAAACCATTCAATACAACGATCAAACTCTGGCTGGTATAATGGTTCGCCACCGAGGATCTGAAACTTGTATAGACTCTGACCGTGCTTGTCCATCCAGTTCCAGAACTTTTCACGCATGATGTCATAGTCTGGATTGTTAGGCCACTTGTAGACTTCTAAGTCGTCTTTAAGAATCTCACCGAAGCGTTGATTCTCTGCTTGGATAACACTGCTAAACTTAGCACTACAATATGTACAGGCTTGATTGCAAAGGTTGCTAAAATACACTTCTAGCAGTCTAGGTGTTACTGATGTAGCCTTTGGATCCTGCTGCATCTCTGGCGGAAGCATTGGCAAGTCTTTGATGTAGGACTGACGTTCGCTTGTGCCGCCAACATCTTCTACTACTTTACAATACTCGCAACCATTACCAGGCCATTGACCTTGCAGCATCTTTTCACGATCCTGCAACTTACCGGGGACGTTGTGAAAGTCCTCAATAGTATCAACAGTTACGGGCCAGTGCTTACAGCGATGGCAACTACTGGTTGTACCAAAGTTCAAGAACAGTGTACTCCATGTCCATTTAAACTGACATGCAGTGTCCTTGTTGATTGGTAACTCGTTCCAGTGCTTGTAATGCTTTGTATAGATTTCGCTCATGCTACTATTTACCAAGCATTAAATACGCTGTTATTTTTTACTGATTTTAGTCAGCGGTTGGAAGTGGAATTTCTACTAAGTTATGTTCCCGATCGAGATACTTCATCTCAACAAGAACAGGATCAAACTCAGCTAGTGCATCAACTACATCGTAAGGATCGAGCGGACCACAAGTATATACATCCAGTTGCATCATAGCAGGACTTTCCTCGTCCCAAATGTGCATAGCGATATGACTGGTCTCGATAATAGTTACTGCTGTAAGTCCTCGATTACCTGGGACGTCACAATAAGTTGCATACGGACCCATTAGTGTTTTCATGCCAATCCTGTCAATTAGATTAGGCATCCATGTTTCTGAAATATATTTTGGGTCTACTGCGGGTTTATTAATTTCTGCTCGAATAATAAGATGTTTGTGAAACTGAGCCAATAGTGTATCCTCTTAGTCCTTGCTATCTAGCGGGCGAAGTTCGATCTCGCCGTTAACTTTACGCCACTTAACAAAGTTCTTAGAGACTAGAATATCAATAGTAAGCCCAGAGCCACGAATAACGCCGTGCTTGAATGCCATGATGCCAGTTACAATCGAACCAGCTACATAACCAATTATTAGAGCAACTTCAAGCGACATCTACATCTCCTTAAACTGGTACCTGCTTAGAGGTATTAAAAACTGGTGCGGGCGGCCGGACTCGAACCGGCATGACCAAGGTCGTCAGATTTTAAGTCTGATGCGGCTACCAATTACGCCACGCCCGCATTTTTGCGTCTAATTGCTTCCGCAATCTTCTGCTTATGTTCTTCACTTTTAGGCTTGCCTCTGTTTCCAGAACCATTTTTATTGCCTATTCGCTTATTCATTGCTTTCGCATTTTCTAAGCCATGTTTTTCAACTCTACGAGTCCAAACATCTTTCCACGTACCATTTTCTTTTTGGTCTTCGATGTTGTCCTTGTATGTCCCCCAGTACATATGTAACGGGTTAGAACAGTTTTGATTATGACATGCATGACACAAAACTATGTTCCTATCAACATAAATTTCCGTACCTAAATAGTCTGCAAGCAATCCTCTAAACATTGTGGAATTACCACCTCGTTCTTTACATGCTTCAGCCAAATTTAAGTGTGATCGTCTTTCTTCTCTTGTATTAGGTAAACACATAGAAAGTCCTCCCCTATGTGTTTATTTATCTTTTTACTGCAAAACTATTTAACACCTATGTATGCATTCTATACTATAAAGTGACTCATTTTTAAGTCATTAAGTGAACTAGACCCCGCACTCGTTTTGCCGAGTTGTACCTCTCTGCTGATACTGCACCTCACGAAGCCACCCGCCTAAGGGTTTCAACACACTGCTGACCCCGTCTAGTCCTTGCCCTCTACTTTCCCTCGGTTGTCTGGCCTGCCCGGAGGGATTCGAACCCCCGGCCCTGAGATTAGAAGTCTCATGCTCTATCCAGCTGAGCTACGGGCAGATAAAAACTTTTTGCTAACTCCTAACTAACAAACACAGTATACTAAATTTGTACGTTGTTGTCAAGATCTTTTTTGAATTCCACAGGATAAAAAAGATAAGTTTTGTTTGAAATATCTCCGTAGTATTTAGCTTTTAGTTCTAGATACTTTTTATCCTTTGGCTGTGTTGCTTCCACTTTACCATCATATGCTCTAGACACCGTACCCCCGTGATGAAAAAGATATGTTATCTTATTGCGAGCAGTTTCAATACCTATACCTTTTTCTGCACGAATAATATATGCAAAATCATCTTGTAAAAGTTTACCAGTTTGTTCGTCCATATTAGAATGTGAAGTCCTCTACAATATATTTACTATCTAGTTTACCTACTACAAAATCATAACCTTTGAGCTTGGTATATGTTACTTGGCCAGATACTACCAAAGTCTTAATCTTATCAAAGATTTTAGTAATAGGCATTAGAACAGACGCATTGTTAACACTTAGTTCAAACACAACGTTGTCTGAATTTTTAAAGTAGAAGTTCTTTGCTCTAAAACCTCTGCGATAAAAATCAAAACTGCCAATGTATGTGAGCGGTACTGTTGAAATCGCAGAGCGGCCGCGACTTTCTAGAAATGAGTTATAGTTTGCTGTTAGATCATCATAGAAACGATCTTCTACGTAGAAATCAGGAAGTCGATATAGTAGACGAATGTGTGGTTCTTCTAGCACATGTTTGCCACTTAGTTTAAGTGACTTAACCATATCACGTTTGAAGTCACTGTCGCGATATGTGCTGCTTAGTTTCTGTGTAACGATCTTATCTAGATAGTATTCACGAATAGTTTGTGCATAGCGATTAGTTTCTTCTGAAGGAATATGTCGCTTGATCATCTCAACTTCTGGAAAACGGCCAGCAGCCTTAAGCTCAATGATTGCTGCTAGTGGATCAATGTCTAGATCATATACAACAGATGCCTTTGGCTTTTCGTCATAGCCATTTAGGAAATCGTTAATGCTACTTTTTACATCATCAGCGCCAATTGTAATTGTGTCGGGGCCAGCAGCGTATGAATATACGCTAGGTGACATTGTTACATCATCTTTATTCATCGAGGTTGAACTCCAAAGTGTTTAAAGGTTCGTTGAACACATACAGCTTGCCAGTATGAATCCTCGTCTGCACTGTGTAAATTTTGCTGAATAGCCTTACGTGGATCTACTGGCATCATGTTAAAGATAGTGCGGCAATCAGAAACTTGCCAGTATGCCCAGTTACGATGATGATTAAACTGTCGGAACAAGTCCTCTAGAATAACCATATCAAACTGCGGGCCTTGACACCAAATCTTATCTACACCAACTAGATAACGATTTAGGTCTTTAAAGAACATATCCAAATCAATGCGTCCAAACTCACTGAATGCTTCTTCTCTGATATGTTCTGCTTGCTTGCCCCACCACTCTAGTGTACCCTGATCTACGCTGCGATCAGCTTTAAGCTGCTCGTCTGCGCTCGGACGCCAAAGTGTTTTTGAGTGTGGTTCAATAAGTGTATAAGGATCGAATTTAACTGCGCCAACACTAAGTACTACGCAATCTGGATTAGTGCCTAGTGTTTCGATATCGATCATTGCATGTGTAGTCATAGTATTACTATAACACCTTTGCAAATTACGTCAAGATCTTTTTTGAATAACTAGTGCTGATTGATACATATCACGCACTTTTTGTAAAACATGATTAATTATTCTACTGTCATATGGTAAAGTTGACAATAACCATTCTTCATTATAAATCGTTAGGAATTGGTCACACTTGGTTTCCCAGTTCTTTGTTATAATCTTGTCGTCTATATAGTAGACATAGTCACTAACAATGTCAAATGAAAAAGTATTGATAGCTGGAGAAACATTGTAGTTCATCTTTCGTTTGTGCATAAACCAGGGCATCATAGTCTTAGTTAGAATAGTAGTTACTATTTTGCCGCCGGGTCTGCAAACCCTATACAGTTCTTCTAAATCGTGTAACAACATTTCAACCGTGCAGTGACTATGAACACTATACGCACAAACCACATCAAAAGTGTTATCGTCAAAAGGAATCTGACTGTTTGGAATTCCAGTCGGATTGTAATGCCAGTTTAATGGATTATATTTGACCCAAGACGCATCAGGAAAACGCGAATGTCCATGAGTTAATGCTTCATTGCTTAAATCTAAACAAGTGTAATCTGCTGGATTAAGTTCTCCAGCAGCTACACCATCTTCAAGTATATTTCCTCGATTTCCACCAAAATCTAAAATTTTAAGATTAGCTAAAGTTTCTATCCCTAACGCTGTCTTAAAATATGTTAATCTAGGTACTCTAGGAAATAACATGCAACTTAAAGAACAATTTTTTCTTCGTCAGGGATACGATTTTTGTTTACAGAATCAAGTTGCCCTGCGCCTTTGACGCCTTCTGCCCATTTCATTTTCTCAAATGGATCCTGCTTACCAGCAACTACATTATCCCACCAAGTGCTATGTTGCCCAATGCGATCAAGGAACCACGCAATCTTATATGCAGTTGCTACACGAGCCTGTTGCATTGTTGAATGACCAAAGTCCTTAGGATCACTTGGATTGCCTTCCATATACTTGCGGTTCTGGAAAGTTGGATCATCGTTATTGCCAGTAATATCTGCACGATCGTGAATGAATTCAACATCAATGCGTTCAAAGATGTCTAACATATAAGCAATGTGACTTAGCCATGCATCGTTTTGTGCGTTCTGACTTAGGTGGTCAATCAGCATAAACCAATCACGTGGGACAATTGGGAAAATTGCATAAGGATGACCATTATGATTATCGCGTGGTGCAAGTAACTTAAACTGTCCGGTGTATCCACGGATAACTTCGTCCCAGTTATCAGTAACCATTACTCCGTCGTCATTCCAGAAGAACAGCCATTCGCCGCTAGCGTTTCCTGCTAGTGTGTTTACATACACATGTAGGTTTTCATAACCTAATGGCTTAAAAATATTAGCTCTGCACTCAACCTTATGCTCGCGCAACATTGGGGCAATTTCTGCTTCAATGTATTCGCGTAAGCCTTCATCATCATCATCAATGCCAAGTAAGAGCTCTACCTTTTCAGGATTCTTGGCTTTAGTAATTAGGCTTTCTAAACTGCTCTTTAATACTTCTCTTCTACCGCGAGTTGGTAGTAGTACTGAAATTACTGAGTCGCTCATTATACAATTTGCTTCCTATTGTGCTTGTTTTCGCCTGTAAACAACTTACGAATATTACCACGGAAAGTATAGTGGCCAACATGGTTAAGTGCTGTGCGAGGATCTAGGTATACTTCACCGCCTGCTTGCTGCCATAGACGACAGAACATATAATCTTCACTTAGATAACGTCTGCTCTCTGGATCGATCATAGTATCAAACAGTGCATACATATATGGTTCAAACTTCTTGTCAACGTTAATATCGTTAACGTATTTTAGTTCTGGATGAAGGTCCATTAGCTGCTGAATGACTTCCTTCTTGATGCACATAAAGCCTGTGCCAGCGTCCTTGAGACGTACTAGGTTGTCAACAATCTGAACCTGTGGTGTGCGGTTACCGTTTTCATCCTTGAGGAAGTCAAAGTTTACAACATAGTTTGAACTGTGACCTTCGATGGTTTCTGCTGTTTCTTCGAGATCTGGGTTTCTTGCAGCATGTAAGATGCTGTCCCAGTTAATTGCTTTCTTAGGATACGCACCAACTGTAATAGGCTTGTCATACGCAACCATACGTAGAAGGTCTTCTGGTTGGAATTCAATATCAGCATCGATAAAGAACAAGTGCGTTGCATCCTTGTTTTCCATAAAGAAGCTAACAAGTGTATTACGTCCGCGAGTGATCAAACTTTCATTAGCTAGTGTGCTAATAGTGTACTTGATTTCGTACTTGTTGCATAGGATAGCAAGGCGCATCATACTGCGGAAGTAAGGTTCACCAATCTGGCCGCCGTAACAAGGAGTAGCGATAAAAATGTGCTTCTGGCGTAGTAGCCCTACGGGGATTTCAATCTTAGCATCCAATAAGCGATACATTACATCATCATGTGCAGTTTCTGCACCGGGCTGAGTTACTGGATTTGAACCTTTCTTTTCTGCTTTAGCAGCTAGTCTGCGTTCGTTGCGTTTTGACATAAGGTTGTGTGTTTCCTGTTAAAATATTCGTGTGTGGTGTGGTGCCCATTGACGGATTCGAACCGCCGACCTACTGATTACAAATCAGTTGCTCTACCAGCTGAGCTAAATGGGCGCATGAATATTTATGATACAGAATTTTTACAGACAAAAAAATAGGCACAAAGTGCCTATTTTAAAAAAAGAAGTTTAAGATTTTATCTTTCGTTTGGTTTCTTGCTAACGAATTCATTTAACTTTTCTGCTTCAGCCAGAACGTCTTCTGTGCTGGGCATGTCTTCATGATTTTTAGCTTTCGCCTGTAAGATTTCTCTGGCTTCTTTAACCAGATCTAATCTAATCTCATATGGAGTCTTGTTAGACATGTTATTACTCCCAAAATTTTACTTATGTAATATTTATACTTTTTGGGGGATAAAGTAATCTATATATTTAACTCAAGGTGGCACTCTAGCGTAAATGGTAGCGAATCATTAATGGCTCAGCAGTTCCCGCTGTTGACGCCCTGCCGTTGAACGGTCCTAGGGACATAAAGTTATTTATCAAAGGTCAAAGTTGTATATTTCGATATATCTTAAATCTGGTGTTTCTTTACAGAAAAGTTCAAATTCTTGCTTTATAGTATCAATGTGTAGTGTGCTAAAATTAAGTAAGTACATATCATGATTATACCAACTCTCATTCTTTAAAGTGTTCACAAGCGGGTATCTAAACAATAAATCGTATTGATTGTATATTCCTGACTCTTTTGCTAAATGAACCTTTAGCATTTCAAACCCGGTATTTTTAAGCAGCGGTGGCAGCAAAGTATCACCAACAATGTCTGTATAGAATAATTTTCTAAAAGGTTGAGTAACACCAGTTCCCGATGACCTGCTAGGTACAACAATCTTATGCTTTTTTACAGTATCTAGTGATTGTTTAAAACCTAGGTAATTTGTTTCTGCGCTAACTCTAAATAAGTCTTTAATTACAATACGTTGATTTTTTAAACCATAATTTAAAAAAGAATTAGTTATAAATTGCTGATAGCTAAGACCTGAAATAGTAGATGTGCGGTCATCAAAATTAAAGGTCAAAAAAGGAATATCACCACCTAAAAACACAGGAATAGACTTATCTTCGATTAAATCTATCATTTTTAACTGAAGTGCAATCTGTGGGCTAGTAGCTTTATATTCCTTACATATTTTTAAATGCTGTCCTGTATACAGAAAATGTTTGTAGTCTATTTCAATATTAGTATAGCTATATCCTAATTTGTTGCATAGGCGAATAGCATGTAGCACATCTGCACTGTTAAAAACATTGTCATCCCAAACAAAAGAGAATATGTATACGTTTATGCGTTTTTCTAGTTGTCTTAACACTGATAACGTAAATTGGCTATCAATACCACTGCTTAAACACAAGTTAACTTCTTCAAAACTTTCGAACGCTTTAGCCCATACATCCATTAAAGTTTCATTATTAGCAGGAGGGTAGGCAAAAATTTCTAAGGTTTTTTCGTCGTAGTTTACTTCAAATCCTTTATAAAATGCTGACGAATCCATTATCTGCACAGTAACCTCCTAAGTATGATAAATACTTATATTAATTCAGTGGTAACACAACCATATTCATGGAGCACAAATGGCTAGATTTTTAATAACACTTGATTCAGGGGTACACGCAGACGAATCTGCTGCACAATCAGCGATTACAGCAGCTGGTGCTTCGATCATCAAAACATATGCATTTGCTTTAACTTTTGAAGTTGAAGCTACCGCAGAACAAATTTCGTCAATTACAGGTTTACTAGATCATATTGACGCAGCAACTACTACTTCTGTTAGTGTACAAATGGCGAACCAAGACCACTTAATAACACTAGCTGTAGGTAGCTCAGATGAAGCAACTTCTTACAATCCTCAGTCTACCGGTGCTGGAAGTCACATTTATCTAGTTGATACTGGATTATATGCAGAACACGAACAGTTTACTGGAAGAAACATTAATTACTTGTACAGTAACTTTGACGGTGACTTCACAGACGAGTCAGGTCACGGTACAGCAGTAGCAAGTGTTATTGTTGGCAATACTCAAGGTGTTTCTAAGGATGCCACACTTCATGTTATTAAGCTGTTTGATACTGGTACTGGTGACATTACTATTGGTGAAATTTTAAATGCACTAGATGCAGTGCTAACACATCACCAAGCAAATGATCCTTCTAAGGCTAAGGTAGTGTGTTTGCCATGGGTCACTCCTCAGAATAACTTTATTGATAGCAAAATTACTGAATTAAATACCAATAACTTAGTAGTAGTTGCGGCAGCGGGTAATGATGGTCAAGATGTTAACAACTATTCACCAGCTGGTGTAGAGTCAGTAATTACTGTTGGTTCACATAACGCTCAGTTTGAAGTATCTTCATTTACTAACGTACCTTGGACTAATCCTGCAACTCCCTACTATAATAACTACGGTGCAGCACTTGATATTTTTGCCGTTGGGGTTGACGTGTCCTGTGCAGTAATTGGTGATGTAGATTCGTATGGCTTAGTATCAGGAACTAGTGTTTCTAGCGGTATTGTTGCTGGTGTTGCAGCTCAGTGGGCTGCAAAGTATTCGACAAAAACATCGTCAGAACTCAAAGATATTATCTTGCAGGAAGGTCATCTTCCAGCAGTAGGTAAGTTAAATATTGATCCTAGTTTACCAATTGCTACCGCTAACTTGTATCGCTCTATTATTACAGTTGACCTAGTAGGCGATGCATCTATTGGTAATCTACCTTCAGGTAGGGTAATGAATGTTGAGTTAGGACAAAGTCTTACTAAAGACTTAGAACTAAATCTGTCAGGGGGTACTGAGTTTAGTACTTTAGAATTCGCTCCTTTACCACCTTGGTTAACACTTGATATGTCAACCGGTGTACTAACTGCAAATACTGTCGGATTAGATGCAAGCCTTGCTCCGGGTATTTACTTATTTGGTATTAAAGCAACTGTAAACGGTAAAGTTCAAGTAGAAGAATATTCCGTTGGTCTTTACGCTAATGACCCATCAGAATTAGAGCAAGCTAGCCAATTCTATTATGATACTGAAACTGCAAATTACGATGAGGTTATCAGCTATCAAGTTGCGCCGAATGCAAGCAAATTCTAAATTCACATTTAGACTATAAACAAAAAAACCGTGTTAAATACTTAGCACGGTTTTTTTATGATCAATTTAGATATAACTACTAAAAACTCAGTTTACAACACTCTTGGCGCACAATCTCAGTGGGTCCAACACCGATTTGGGAAAAGGGATTATCCCAAAACTGAGATAGATCTAACTCTAATCAATAAGATATTACATCATACTGACGACACCGTTCATTTTACTTCTATTTTTGGTGATCCTACTAGTCATTCACAATTTTTAGAAGTACTGAATGCTACATCTCATGGTAAAAATGTTATTAGCACTAATTTAAAT